AACCGCAAGTTCACCGTCGTGACGCCGGAGCTCAGCGTGCGCGACCTGGCCAAAGCCGCCACCGCGCTGCAATCCGCCGCCGCCGGGCTGGTGAGCTTCCAGAGCGCGGCCGTGGTGGACCAGGGGACCATGGCCCGCGTGCTCGCGGCCATGACCGCGCAGATCGGCGTGGACGTGGACCCCGCCGAAATGCTGGCGCAGGCCAGGGCTGAGGCCGACGATCGCGCCCTGCGCGACTACGAGATGCGCCCGCCGCCTGACGAGGAAGTCCAAAGTCCAAAGTCCAAAGTCCAAAGTCCGGAGGAAGCCAATGCCTGACCGCGAACAGGCCTATCGCGCCATGGTGGACCAGGGGACCATGGCCCGCGTGCTCGCAGCGATGACCGCGCAGATCGGCGTGGACGTGGACCCCGCCGAAATGCTCGCGCAGGCCAGGGCCGAGGCCGACGATCGCGAGCTGCGCGACTACGAGATGCGGCCGCCGCCCGACGAGGAAGTCCAAAGTCCAAAGTCCAAAGTCCAAAGTCCGGAGGAAGCCAATGCCTGAGCGCGAACAGGCCTATCGCGCGATGGTGGATGACCTGGTGCGCCAGGCGCGCCGGATCCCGGAGTCCACTGCGCGCAGCGTGCTGGGGCTGCTCGATGACGCCCGGCGCGACATTGTGGCGCGCATCGCCTCGGCGCCATCCGGCAGCTTCTCCGAGACGCAGCTTCGGATGCTGCTCCACGAGGTTGACCGGCAGCTCCGCGAGTTCGCGCTGCTGGCGGGCCGGGAAGTCGGCCGCGGCCAGGCGCGCTCCTTCGCCGCAGGCGCGGAGATGGTGGACCGCCCGCTGGCCGCCGCCGGCGTCCAGCCGGCCTCGCTGATCGGCCTGAGCCGGCAGACGCTGGCCACCGCCCAGGGCTACTCGGCGTCGCTCATCACCGGCGTCACCCGAAAGGCCCGCTCGCAGATAGACAGCACGCTGCGCCGCGCGCTGCTGGGCGGCCAGCCCTTGGGCGACATCGTGGACCAGGTCGGCCGGGCCCTGTCTGGCGGCGCGGCGCCCTCGATTTTCAGCGCGGCGGGATCGCGCGCGCTGACCATCGTGCGCACCGAAGTCCCGCGCATGTTGAGCGTGGCCACGCAGGCGCGACTCGAAGACGTGGCCGAGCGCCTCGGCCCAGGCGCCGTGAAAAAAAGCTGGCGGCACTCGCCGCAGGAGCATCCCCGGCTGAGCCACGTCGCGCTCGACGGCACGGCCGTGGAGGTGGGCGAGAGCTTCGAGATGGAGTCCGGCGAGTTGCTGCGCTTCCCGCGCGATCCGCGCGGCACGGCGCGCGAGACGGTGAACTGCGCGTGTACGGTGGCGCCGCAGGTTCTGCTGCCGGAGCGCCGCGTTCGCCGGCATGTGCGCGTGGAGATAGCGGCATGAGGGCAGGTGTCAGGTGCCGGGTGTCAGGTGTCAGGAAACGCGCACAGTTGGCCCAGGTTGAATCGGGGGTAGTGGAGGCCTAACAGGGCCGGGTCAGGGGCCTAATCACGCCCAATCACGCATATTTCCGGGGGTCCTACGAAAGGAGACGACGATGAGTTTCGCAAAGCTGAGCGAGATCCCGAAGAAGAAGCGCCTGAAGGTGGTCACCGAGGGGCACTCGGGACCGGCTGGGACGGTGGGGGTGATCACCACCGAGCCGATCGGAGACATCCAGAAGTTCTACGTGGTGGATGACGAGGCCAAGCGGGGCGAGGCCAAGCAGGACGAGGCCAAGCGGGAAACCAAGCCGGAGAAGCCGCCGGAGAAGTAGATGAACCACGAAGACAAGGCGGAAAGGTACGACGCGGTCGAGATGATCGCGGAAGCGGCCGAGCTGCGCCCGCACGGTGCGGCGGAGGCCTCCGAAGGATGGGCCTGGGACGCGGTGATGCTCGATCCCGGCGTCTCGAAGAACGGGCGCTACTACTCGCCGGAGTTCATCCGCGAGTCGGCGCCGCTGTTCGAGGGCGCGCCCGCTTACGTTGACCATGCCGAACCCGGCGCCGGCGCCAGCGTGCGCGACCTGGCCGGCAAGTGGGATGGCGTCTCCGCCAACGAGGGCGCCGGGCAGATGCGCGGCACGCTGCGCATCCTCAAGAGCGAGGCCTGGCTGCGCGACAAGTTGGTGGCCGCGGCGGAGGCCAAGCTGACCATCGGCGTCTCCATCAATGCCTTTGTGGCCTTTGACCGCGGCCGGCGCGACGGGAAAGACGTCATGGTCGCGCGGAAGCTCATCGCCGAGCTGCCGCGCTCGGTCGACGTCGTGATGGTGGCCGGCGCCGGGGGGCGCATCCTGCGCGCGGTGGCCTCGGCGGACGTCGAGGCGGAGCTGGCCGCGGTGCTCGAAAAATTCTGCAAGACAAGTTCCCTCCCGCAAAGCGGGAAGGAGAATCCCGCTCCGAACACGGAGCAAAAGGAGCAACCACCCATGGAAGAGACAAAACCCGCTGCTCCGGATAGCGGAGCGGCGGCGGACAAGGCGGCCGTTACGGCGGTCACCGAGAGCGTTCGCGCCCTCGAATCGCGCGTGCAGGAGGCCGAGCGGAATCAGAAGATCGCCGAGGGGCGTCTTCTCCTGAATGACAAGCTGGCGGCCTCGAAGCTCGCGACGCCGCTGGCCAAGCTGGTCCGCGAGCGCTACGAGGGCCAGTTGGTCACCGCCGAGGCTCTCGACGCGGAGATCACCCGCGTGCGCGAGGCCTACGCCGCGATGGTCCCTTCGCCCACACGCGCCACCGGCGCCCCGGTAGCCGAAGTGGGCTACGACACCCGCGAAAAGATGGAGATCGCCCTCGACCGCTGCTTCGGCCTCACCAAGCAGTACAAGCAGGTGAACGAAGGCGGGGTCATGCGGCTGGTCGAGGCCGGTGACCTCGACAGCTCCATCCCGCGGTTCAGCGGTCTCCGCGAGGCCTACATCGCCTTCACCGGCGACCATGAGATCTCCGGTGTCTCCTCGGCGGCCATGATCCGGCGCATCACCGAGGAGTGGAACAACGCCGGCTTCCCCAACGCCCTGGGCAACACGCTCTACCGGCGCATGATCGCCGACTACGAGCAGGCCGACTACGGTCTCAACCTGCTCTGCCCGCCGGGCGAGCCACACCGCGTGAGGCTCCAGGATTTCCGCACGCACGAGATTGTGCGCGTCGGATACGTCGGGGACCTCACCGTGGTGGACCCCGAGGCAGTGGACTGGCCGGAGATCGCCGCGCCCACCGACGAGAAGGCCACCATCGCCGCCGTGCAGTTCGGCGGCATTGTGACCGTCACCCGCAAGACCATCATCAACGATGATCTCGGCCTGGTCATGAAGGTTGCCGACCGCCTGGGCCGCGCCGCGCGGCGCACCCTGGCCCAGCGGCTGTTCAACCTGGCGATCAACAACGCCGCCATCTACGACGGCGTCACCTTCTACCACGCGACGTCGCACGGCGCGAATCTGCGTACCGTGGCGCTCTCCGCCGCCGAGAGCGACACCATCCGCACGGGGATGCGCGACCAGACAGAGAAGGACAGCGGGAAAAAAATCGGCGTCGGCCCCTACATCCAGGTGGTTCCGCACGCGCTCGAAGGAACGGCCAAGGCGGAGAACATCCGCGAGTTCCTGGACTCCAACATGGCGCCCAACAAGGTGCGCTTCATGTACGGGCCCAACAGCGAGCGCATCATCGTGAGCCCGCTGCTCAGCGATGCCAATGACCACTACGCCTTCGCCAATCCCCAGGAGGTGCAGACCTTCGAGATCGGCTTCCTGCAGGGCCGCGAGCAGCCGGATCTGCTGCTGCAAGACAATCCCACGGTGGACAAGGTGTTCACCGGCGACCGCATCCGCTGGAAGGTGCGCCACGAGTACGAAGTGACCGTGGTGGACTTCCGCGGGGCGGCCAAGAACGCTGTGGCGTAGAGCAGGTGTCAGGTGCCGGGTGTCAGGTGCCAGGGAAAAGCGCCTGGCGCCCGGCCACATCAAAAAGGAGAGAAAACGATGAAACGCAATTACCGCATTCTGGCGCTGGCCGCTCTCGGTCTGGCCCTGGCGCTTTCGTCCGCCTATTTCGACGTCCGCCCGTTCGCCACCTCCAACGCATTCGCCCAGGACGCCGGCCGGCGTCGTGAGCCCGGCTTCGTGCTCACCGCCGGCCTGGAGCGCGAGTTCACCGCCGGCGCGGCGATCGCCGCCAAGGAGCTGGTTTACCTGGACTCGGCCGCCGCCGTCTTGAAAGCGCCCACATCCGGCGAGCGGCGCTCGATCATCGGCATCGCGCCGGCCGCCTGCGCCAACGCGGCTGCCAACTGCCGCGTGCAGGTCCAGGGCGTGGCCACGGGCATCGCGGACGGCACACTGGCCATCGGCGACCGCCTTGGCGCGCCCACCGGCACCGCCGGGCGCGTCGCCAAGATCACGACCGGCGTCGATCCCGACGTCGTGATCGGCGTGGCGCTATCCGCCGCCTCGGCCGGCGGCGACGTGACCATCCTGCTCGGCCCGCCGGCGAAAACCGGCACGGCCGCGGCCATCGTCACCCTCACCAACGTGGACCTCGACACCACTGATAACTCGATTGCCGCCCACGTCTGTGAGGACCAGGCGGTCACCGCCACCGGCGTCGCCACTACCGATGCGTTGCTGTGGACGATGACCACCACAAACCTCGCGGTGACATTCTCTATCGGGGCCATCGTTCCGAGCGCCACCGACCAGGTGACCATTCGCACCTGCAACAACTCCGCGGGGGCGGTCGATCCCGGCGCGGCCGCGGATTTCAAGATCATCCGCATCGCACAGTGAACTTTGTCTTTGTGATCCCGCCGCGCGGGATGATGTCTTGAGAAACCAGCTATGCCCAAGGTCTTTGCCGATTTCCAGCAGGGAGTGGATGCGCGGACGCAGGACAAAGCCGCGAAACTCGACGGCAATTCCCGCGACCAGTGCATCCGCGAGGCGCTCACCGGCCGCTACTCGCTGGCCCGGCCCGTAGCCAAGGTCAAAGACCTCACCGGCGACGGCGTGCTCTACAAGTGGACGCTGAACACCACCAACTTTCCCGGCTGGGTCGAGGACTGGAGCACCATTCGCGATCTCGAATATCCCGCCGCCGAGGCCACCGAGCGCGAGCCGGAGACGCTGGCCAAAGAGGAATGGATCACGGTGCGCGTGTCGAACACGGCGCGCGATCTCCGGCTCACGTCGCTCACCCCGTCCTCCGGCAAAAAACTGCGGGTCCACTACACCGCGCTGCACCTCGAGGACGGGACCGACGTGCCCGACGGCGACTTCGAGGGCGTGGTGAACCTGGCCGGCCACATCGCCTGCCAGCGCCTGGCGGCCATCTACACGCAGCTCGGCGACGCCACGCTGGGCGCCGACGCTGTGGACTACGGCCGCAAGGCGGACACGTATCGCGAGCTGGCCAAAATCTACGAGGAGCGCTTCAAGGAGTTGTTTGGGACCGACGTCGAGGAGCAACAGCCCGCCGCCAGCGCCACGGTCGAATGGCCTGTGAAACTCGAAGACGGCGGAGGGCGGCTCACACACTAGCAGGGTTCGTAACTTTGGACCTTGGACTTTGGACTTTGGACTTTGCTGAAGATGAAAGTCACCATCGAGTCGGAGGAGGCGCGGGAGATGCTGGAGCGCGCCCCGGAGGCCATCGCGGACGCTGTGGCCCGCGCCCTCGAGCTGGCCGCCTTGCAGATCGAGGAGCGGGTGGGAGAGAACATCCGCAAACCGTTCGGCTCGAAGCCGCCGGCGGTGGCCTTCGGCATCCTGGCCAACAGCGTCTTCTCCCAGGCCACTGAAACGCACGCGGAGATCGCCCTGCACGCGCCGGCGGACGTTTACGGCGCGGCCGTCGAATACGGCACGCGCGCGCACTTCCCGCCCACCGCGGCGCTGGAGCGCTGGGTGATGAAGAAGCTGGGGATCCGCGACCCCAAGGAAGTGAAGGAAGTGGCGTTCCTGGTTGCCCGCGCCATCTCCAAGCGCGGCACCAAGGCGCACCAGATGTTCTCTCGCGCCTTCGCGTCGGAGCGGACCAACGTCGAGATGATCATGGACCAGCAAATAGACGCCGCGATCGCGGAACTGACATCGTCGTGACTTTGGACCTTGGACTTTGGACTTTGGACTTTTCTAATGGCCCTGTCCGACATCATTGACGGCATCGCCACACTGGTGGCCACCGCGACCGGCGCCGGCCAGGTGCTGAAGCACTTTCGCTACGCGCCGGAGGAGAAGGAGCGGCAGGACCTGTACGTGGCGGCCGGCGTGCTCAACGTGGTGTTCATCACCCGCGAGAAGACCGAGGCCAAGGACCGCGGCGCCGGTCCCAAGAACATCGGCGACAAGCACACCATCGCCCTGCACTTCTACCGCGCCATCGCCGCCGGCGCGGAGAGCGAGAAGGCATTGCAAGACCTGGTGGAGTCCGCCCGCGACAAGCTCCACAGCGACCGCAAGATCGGCGGCAAGGGTTGGCTGCACACGCCGGTGCAGGTCCCTCAGTTCGTCCCGGTGATGTTCGCCGGCGCGCTCTGCTGGTACTGCAAAGCGACCGTGCTCGCCGAAGAAAAGGTTTTTGGCTTATGACAGTCCAAATTGTGCTGAAGCCGGAGAGTGGGCCGCAGGTGAACATCGCCCACGGCGGCGACTACTACCAGGAGTTTCACCGCGCCCTGGAGCCCTTCGTGGTCTCCGTGGACGAATGGATGCACATCCTGGAGCGCACCGGCCTGTTCCACCCGGCCGAGCCTTCTTCGTGAACTTTGTGCCTTTGTGCCTTTGTGTTGTCTTTTAGAAATGGAGTTAGCAAATGGCCTTCGAACCGCAGCGAGTCCACGAATACGGCTGGGCGTTCTCAACCAAGAAACAGTCGAGCTACTCCACGCTGGTGGCCAACGTGGACCTCACCCAACGCGTCCACCTGATCGGCGTGGACCTCGGCGATCTGTCGAAGTCGGTGCTGTCCGACGCCCAGCGTTTCGGCAAAGTCACCGCCGAGTTTGGGACCACGCGCCGCGAGCTCAACCGCGACCTGCGGCTCAGCCGCACCATGGATTGCTCGTCGTTCATGGCCGCGTGGGCGGCGGCCTTCTGCCTCGGCTCGGTGTCCAGCGTGCAACCCAACGCCGGCGGCAATCCCACCGCCTGGCGCCACACCATCGTCTTCTCGAACCCGGCCACCTCGCGTGTTCCGCCCGTCACAACCATCTACGAGGAGCTATGGGCGCAGACGGCGGTGCGCCGGAAATGGGAGAGTCTGGCGCTCGATTCTTTCTCCATCAGCGGACGGCAGCGCGAAGTCGCGCAGCTCTCCATGTCGCTGGTCGGCTCGGGCAAATCCACAGACGGAGCGGTGACACTGCCGGCCATGACGGCGATCTCGCTGC